TCAGTCGGTAGAGCAGAGGATTGAAAATCCTTGTGTCGGCGGTTCGATTCCGTCCCAGGCCACCAGATTTGACAAGGGATCGGGCGCTTCGGCGCCCGTTTCCTTTTGTGGCACTGTGCCGTGTTTGTGCCGTAGCGTGCCAAGGTTGTCCGCATAGGCCGCGATATGGTCCCGGCCGAGGTGGGCGTACCGCAGCACCATCTGGTAGCTGGCCCAGCCGCCAAGCTGCTGGAGCACCGGCAGCGGCGTGCCCGCCTGCACATGCCAGCTCGCCCAGGTGTGGCGCAAATCGTGGAACCGCAGCCCATCCAGCCCCGCCCGCCGGCACGCCTTCTGCCAGGCGTGGTTGTAGATCCGCCCAACTGGCGACCCCTGATACGTGAACACGTAGTCACGATGCTCGCCGCGCTGCTCGGCCAGCACCTCCAGCGCATCCCCGTTCAACGGTACCGAAATGACCCGCTTGGCCTTGGCCTGATCGGCATGGATCCATGCGAGCGCCCGCGCCGTATCCACCTGCGCCCACTCCAGCAAACGGACGTTTGACTCGCGCAAGCCGGTGGCCAGCGCGAAGCGGGCCATCTGACGCAGGTGGCCGGGCAGCTCTTCGAGCAGCCGCAGCGCCTGCGGCCGGGTCAGCCAGGTCAGGCGGCTGCCGCCCTCCGGGAGCTTGCGGATCGGCGGCACGACGTCGACCCAGCCTTCCTGCCGGCAGTGATTAAGGATGACCGACAGGGCGGCCATGTGCCGGTTCACGGTCGCGCCGACCACCCCGTCTTCCAGCTTGGCCGCGATCAGGGCATTGACGCGGTCGCGGTCGATCTCCCGCACCGCCGTGCCGGCGAGCTTGCCGGTCAGCCAGCGCAGGCGCTGCTTCACGGTCTCCAGCGACCGCAGGTGCTGGTTCTGCTTGAGCCAGTGGACCACGGCCGCCTCCCAGCTCACCGCCGGGCGCTCACCGAGCTTCTTTTGCCGCCAGTAATCACTCGCAACCTTGGCGGCAAATTCTTCCGCCTGCCGACGGTCCGCGGTGCCAGTAGAGCGTCTAACTCGCGTACCGTCGATACCGAGGTCGACCCACCAGGGACCGTTTTTTGTTCTTTTGAAGAGGTGCATACGGCCCGTTCCCCGTACCTTTTACGAATCCAATCTATCACATCGACATCGACCAGCACCCAGGCCCTGCCGACCTTGGCGGCCGGCAAGCCATGGCGCCGGATGCATTCCGAGACCGTATCGGGCGTGGTGAACAGCCACGCCGCGGCCTGCTCCAGGCTAAGCGTCTTCACTGATGGCCCTTCGCTTGTTTGTGGTTTAGCTTTTCCGCGTCATTACGGTACCGCCTGTCTGGCGGAGCGTTTTCGGAGTTCCCATGCGTTGCGCCGCCTGCCTTGCCCTTTCCGGGAAGCCTGCCATCTGTGCTCCTCACGCGGCACTGCGACGCGACTATCGAGCCGAACTGGCGCTCGCTGATCTGGCCGGGGATACCGTCGTCGATCTGCCCTGGATGTTCCGCTGCAACAACTGCGGCGAAGGGCTCTGCATAGACGACGCAACAGACAGCTGGGAGCTGATCCGCTAGCCAATGGCGAGTCATATGACACCTCCGGGTACGTCCGGCGCGATCCCGCTTGCCAGTATCCGGCGGCGAATCGTCATCGCGCGGGCCTGTGAGCACCCGACGAACTGGCGAATCGCCGCGACGGTTGGTTTGATGTCTCCGCGCCGTACTGCCGCCGCGACCTGGTCGTCTTCCGCGTGACTGGTGTCGCTGCTGGCTTCGTTACCGCTCTCTGGCGCCGCAGTCACGGCAGGCGCCTGTGGAGCGGGACACGGTAACGCCCGCTCGGTACCGGCGGTACGCCGTGACGCGACCCGCAGCCACAGCGCACAGCCCACCAGTTCCAGGCAGATCGCCGCGACCAGTTGCGTGGCCAGCAGCACGGTATCGGCATGCGCCCCGATGGCTGCGGCGAGCAGACGCGCGGCCGGATCGAGTCGCGCCCGGTCGACGTCCGATGCGTGGCGCTGTGCGGTGGCACGGGCGCGCTCGTCCTGTTGGATGGCCCGGCGCGCCTCTTGTTCTTCCACGTCGAGCGCCTCGGCCCGCTGCTGCAGCGCGGTGAGCCGTGCCGCCGCGAGTGGGCAATTGCGGCAGTTGGGAGCCGTGGCCTGCAGCCGCGCGATATCGCCGCGCACCGTGGCGCGTTCCGCAGTGACCACCGCAAGGGGCCGCGCCGTCGCCCGCACCTCCGTCAACCACGTCGCTGTGGCTTCGGATTGGCGCTGTGCACGCGCATCGCCAGCGTGACCATTGGCCGCCGCGAAGAACGCGAGATGGCCCCACACCACGGATACCAGGCACGCGCACCAGAGCGCCCAGCTTGCGACAGGTAACCGCTTGCCAGTCGATAGCACCGCAGGCAGCTGGTGGACCGCCAGCGTCAGTAGCACGGCGACCGCAGCGATCAGCGCACGCTCGGCGAGCGTGCCGCCCCGATTCCAGGCGCCGGCCGCCGATAGCCACGCGGCAACCAGAGAACACACCGCCGCCAATGCCGTCGTCCAGCCCAGCGCGATCCGTTGTACGTGTCCCTCCATCATGCGGTCTCCGTGGTCGGTGTTTGCGAGGTCGGGATGCAACCCAGTTCGCGCGGCCCGGCGAGGCGGGCAGTGAATCGCGCGCCTCGGGGCGGGCGGCTGATCAGATTGCGTCGCACGCAGGCAATCGCTGTCTCCGCAGTACGTGCGCGGGCATACCAGGTCGCGCAGTAAGTCGGCGTCTTTGCCGGCCCGGCCGCGATGTCTACGGCCCACGTCTTCCATTCCTTGTTGCGCCAGAAGGCTGCAGCGAGCGCTGCATCGCCGAGGGGGATATGCGGTGCCGTCACTCGGCCGTTGTACTGGCGCCGGGTCATGCGATCCCCTTACTGGGGTCGGCCCACTGCAGCGCATAGATCAGCATCGACAACCGTGCGCGCCATGGCTTTTCGAGATGCGCGGCCTGGTGCGCCCCGACTTCTATGGGCGCACCCGACATCGTATCTAGCGGCTGGCCGGCCATCAGCTGCGCTGGCGCTAGGTCGTCCAACACGGGCGAACTGGACACCCACCAGGCGTACTCCAGCGCAGGGTGATCAACGCGCGGCCCCTCGACAAGAATGGCCTCGGCAATCGTCAGCAGATTCTGGCGTGTGGTTGCCGGGAAGTCGGCAAGGGTAGTTCCCTTGGCGGCTGCCTCGGGGTAGAGGCTACAGATGATCTGCGCCACGCGTTCGGCGTAGGACGAAACGGGAAGGGAGTGGTTGGTCATGCTTTCTGCTCGATGTAGGCGATATCGCCGGTCTGGACCGGGCCGCTGGCGGTGGCGGTGGCGGTGTCATGCACCTGCAGCGTAGCGACCAGCAGCTGGCGGCGCGTGCAGGCTTTCTGCATCTCGTCGGTCAGATTCAGGCCTTGGCCAATGGCACGGAACTCGTCGCCGGTGACGCCCATGCGGCCACACGCGCGGAACCGCTTGCCCACTTCCGCGACGGCCATCACAGCGGCGTCCATCGCGTCGCGCAGCTCCCCGTTATCTGCGAAGTACAGGGTGGCAATGGCCTGACCGACGTTGATGCGAAACGCGAGGGTGTGCCAGGCGGATTCCGTGGCCGTGCCGTCGAGGATCTTGCTCAGCTCGCTATGGGGCAAGAGCTGAAGATCCGTTTCGGCCTTGCGACTGAAGCGGAAGCAGGAAGGCAGGCATTTCTCGCGCGGACGATGCACGCGACGATTCTTCCGGTGTTTGCTTGCGGGCATGATGTGCTCCTTGTGTCAGTCTTCGAAGTCGCCGGCAGCTCGACGCTTCAGGTCAGTGTGAGGGCCATGCGGGTGTGCCTCCTCGCGCGCCGCCATGGCGCGGGCAGCTGCCGCCACTGCGGCGCGCAACATGTCGGACATGGCGTCAAACGGAGTGGAGATTCGCAAAACATGATGTGTGTGCCGCAACTGCGCATCGGTGACGACGGGCTTACTTGACATGCTCACGCTCCTGTGTTGCCCGAGCGGTCCTCGAAGACCCAGCACTTGACGGTGTCAGGGCGCTTTGGGGCATGGGTATGCTCGGTGTTGAATCGCGCATTGATGGCGCTGTTGACCACCCGAAGATCGAGGAACTTGCGTGCCCGCGAGGTCTTGAGCACGCGCTTCAGTTCGGTCAGCGGGGGAAGGTTCAGGCGGCGGTCATTGGCCACCTGTTCAAAATGGCGCAGGCTGATGGCGATGACGCCACCGCCGCGAGCGTGGTTGAGCACCGCGTGATCGTCCTCGGCGGACTCAATGTGGTCGTACAGCTCCCAAAACTCCTGCACGAGCGGGTGATCGGCGCCGATGGCCTGCTGACGCTCCACTGCCATGCGCACGAGCTGCGCCTGGGCGGCGTCGCGATACGCGATAGGCAGTGGCATCACGGCCGGCAGGCAGTCGACCAGCGCCATGATTTGCGCGTGGTTTTTTACCAAGCGCTGGTGCTTCACTTCTGGATGGGCCGCCAACTTCTCCTGGTAGAGCGGCATGCGCTCCGCGAACAACCTCAGGACCTCCTTCTCTTTGAGGATCGCTGACAGCAGGAAGCCCGACACGTCTTCGACGGCGGTCTGTTCCAGCGCCCGTGCAGCGGCGAAGGTGTCAGGACTCTGGCCAGAGCGGTCGAAGTACAGGTGGACGATCCGCTGCAGCACCGCCTCGCTCGCATTGACTTCGGCGTTCTGGCTGATGACCACGCTGCCACGGAAGGGCGGCTCGTACGTTTCGTTGCCGGCATTCTTGACACCGCGTGCCCGCGTGCTGCGGCCGTTGTAGGCGGTCTTCAGCTCGTTCCAGTCGAAGCCCTTCACCTTGGCGCCGTCTTCGCCACGGTCGCCTTCGATCAGCACGACCGGCAGGTTCGACACCTGCGCGAAGTTCCGCGCACGCGCCGCGAGCGACGACTTGGACGGATCGAAGCCTTCATAGTCGCGACGGCCGCACAGCTTCCACAGGAACTCGATCAGCGTGGATTTGCCCGCGCCCGGTTCACCCACGACTTCGAGGAATGGGAAGCTCTTCTGCTTGATGCCATCGCCTTCGCGGATCTGTTCGGCGAACAAGCTGCCCAGCCAGAACGCGAGCGCCACGATGGCCTTGGCGCCAAACGCGCGCCACAGCAGCTCTACCCAGTCATAGGTCAGGCGCTTCAGGTCCGTGTTGATGGACAGGCCGGCCGATCCACCGATGGTCTTGATGGACAGGCGGCCGACATCGAAGAAGTCTTCATCATTGAGCGAATAGAGCTTGCCGTCTTTGACCGCGACATCGGCATAGACATAGCACCCGTGTTCCTTCGAGTAGCCCACGTAATCGATGGTCTGCACGCTCTTGATGCGGTGCATCTGTTCCTTCAGATACGCATCGAGCTGGCCGTTGGAGCCGGTGTAGAAGGCGCCGGGCGCGACCGCGAGCAGGCGCTTCTTGAATTCGCCGGCCGAGGCGATCTGCGAGCTGGTGAAGGTGTTCTTCGCCGGCTCGGAATCGTGCGGGAAGGCCACGCGGAAGTAGTACCAGGCTTCGTCGGTCGCGGCGTTAGCCTGGTAGTACAGGACGCTCGGCAGGCAGGTCGCGATATTGGTGATGGTGCCCGCCTTGAGCATGGCTTCGTCGCGGATGTCGCCTTCATCCATGTCGGGGTGCGCATGCCGCACCGCGTCCATTTCCTTTGTAAGCGCGTCCAGATCCACCTTGAACCAGTACAGCTTGCTGTCGAAGTCGAAAGCGAACTGGCTCATGCTGGTGCGTCCATAGATCAGGCGTGCCTTCTCGGCCGGCGTCGGCGCCGCGATCAGGTCGCCGAGGTAGCGGTATTCGCCCAGGTCGTGGTCAGTCAGCTTGCCGAGCTGGTGCAGGTCGTTCCAGTCGCGCTTCTTGGCGCCGACCTGTTTCGGTACGGCAATGGAGGCTTCCCAGCCTTCCTCGCGGCTACGCTTGAGCCATTGCTTGCCGTAACGGATGCCGGCCTTGTCTCCATCGAGCGCCCACACCAGCTTTGGCCGGTCCTTGCCGTTGGCGGCGCATTGCTCAGCCAGTCCGCGCAGCGCGAGGCCGGGATAGTTGTTGCAGGACATGGCCGATGCAGCGGCGATGCCGTGATGCAGGAGGGCGATGTTGTCGAAGATACCTTCAACAATCCAAAGCTCCTGGACGTCGGTGAACGTGCTGCCGGGCGGCTGCCACCACATCCCACCGTAGCTACCATGAAAGGTGGCCTTGCGGTCGCCGAAGCGGTGCGCCTGGTCGATGATGCGTTCCCAATAGACGCCTGGTGCAAGCTGGAAGCGCACGGTGGCGCTGCCGATCTTGAGCTCGTGGCTGTAGTAGCTCTCCTGCGTGTACCAGTCGCGCACCACGGCGAGGTCAAAGCCTCTGGCGTCGCGCATGTAGGCATTCACTGACGCCTTCGGATCTTCCGGTGTCGGCTGGAACCGATCTGACCAGCTCTCGAAAAGATCCGGGTACAGATCCTTGATGTGCAGTTCGGCGCCGCAGTGGTTCAGGCGGTTGCAACGCACCACCCACGGGGCCTCGCCATAGGCCCACAGCGTTTTCTTGCCGCACGACGGGCAGACACCGTTCTCCAGCTTCTCGCCGCCGCGCTTCTCTTTGAACTGGTAGTCACGGAGCAAACGGCTGGCCGCCTCTCGCAGGATTGCATCCGTGTTGTCGCTACGGGTTGGGTTCATGAATCTTCTGGCAAAAGGAATCCCGCACGCCCCGCAAACGGGGCGCGTCGGTGTCAATCAGCAGGGGTAGGGGAGAGACCCTAGATCAGGTCTTCAGCAAGTCCAGCTGCCTGTCGTCAATGACGGCGGCACGCTGGCGGGCGACCGGCAGATATGCCTGGGGGTTCGGCTTCATGCTCGGCGCGATGGTCGTGATGACAGACGTGATGGCCTTGCAGGTATAGGCGCAGTCAACGTTGGGGCATTGCCAGTAGCTTTCTTTCGAGAGCAGCGACACCACGCGGCTGGTGCGGATCTTCATGCGCGATTCGCAATGTGGGCAGGTCAGTTTCACAGCGATTTCCCCGGAGGTACAACCAAGTTAAAAGCACGGCGTTTGCCCGTCATGCGCTCTGCGGTGCGCCGGATCCGGGCCTTGGCTAGCCATTCAGCGGCCTGTTCTATCGTTGCCAGACCTTGCTGCTGGCGCACGTCTTCCAGCACTGCCTCTATTTGCTCGGTCAGTTGGATTTCGATGTCCGGCATCTTCTCGGCAGCTCAAAAGTAACTTTGTTCAGGCGCTACGCGCCTCTACATTCGAACCCAGCGCCAGAACCTCTTCGGCTTCGCGGAAGATGATCTGACGCAGCAGGGTGGCGGGCTGCTCGCCCTGGTAGTTGGCCAGAGCGGTGATCAGGTCGAACTCGTAGTCGTTGAAGCGGAGCACCACGCGGTTGTCGCGCACTCGTTTCGGATCGGGATACATACTGTCCTCGATTGAAATGTGAATGGTGACGACGCTCAGAGCGAGCGGCTTTCGTAGACGGCAAGGCCCTCAAGCAGCACCAGACGGGCCAGGCTCGACACGGAACGGTTCTCCTTGACGGCGAGCCGCTCCAGCTTCTGCCGCTCTGCGGGGAGCAGGCGAACGCATACCGGCTTGTCGCTGAGCACGCCGCGAGGGGAACGGGTCCGGGGCGTTTTGGCTTGGGTCATGGCGGATATACTTGTGTGAGTTAGCGTTGCACAACGGCATTATTGCAGAAATCTGCAATGTGTCAATAACACTTAGCAGAAATATGCAAATCCACACTCGTTTGGTGGAGGAACGCGAGCGCCTTGGTCTCACGCAAACGGAGATGGCCAAACAGGGTGGCGTGGCGTTCCGCACCTACTGCGACTACGAATCAGGAAAGAGCGAGCCGCGCGCGTCGTTCTTTGCTGAGGCATCGCTGCATGGGCTCGATGTGCAATTTGTGGTGACGGGGCGGCGTTCGGGCGGCGCAATGAAGCCTGATGAAGAAATGGTGCTCGCCGGTTATCGCAAGCTCGATGAACGGGGACGAGCTGGCGTGCTGGCATTGATTGGCGGCATGCAGCCAGTGGCCGAGACGAACCACCGCACGGAAATGGTTTTCAAGGGGGCTGTCGGTAGCGTCAACCAGGGCGACTATCATCAGAATGAAGCCCTGACGGTCAAGGTTGGCCGTAAGCCGAAGCGCAAGACCACGTCGGAGTGAATCAGCTAGCGGCGGCGCAATACCCCTCACGTGGCACTTACAGCCGGACTTCCCTGCCGTTGAATATGGCTCTCTATCGCAATAACCAGAGGACGACGGTGGTGTAGAGGCACGCAAAACCGATCCCGCGCGACCGTCTCACAACGAGCATGGAAACGCGTTTCAAGTTCGACGGGGAAGTCGGTCAGGTCTTTAGTGGAAGCGCCACCTTCACAGCGCCACAAACGTTTCACCAGGTCAACAACGTGACACTGAACACGCAAGTAGCGGAGCAGCAGTTGTCGATGCGCGAGCGAGCATGTTTTGCCCGGAGGGTGGAGGATGTAGCGGCAGCAGAAGGCATCAAGCCGGACGCGGTGTATCGCATCCTTCTTGAGGACTACGGTGGCGCGACACCTGGCATCAAACGGTGGCTGACACGAACGGGCCGTTGGGCGCTATTGGTTTCGGTGGCCGTCGCTGCCGTCGTCGTTATGATGGCCACCGGCGCGCCTTCTCACGCTCCAGCTTTGCACTGCCGCTGGGAGGGCAAGGATTTCTCAGTAGGCGCAGTGTCGAATATGGGCACCCGTGATGTGTATGAATGCGTCTACGATCTCAGCGCCCATGCCTACCCCTACTGGGCTCCAGCGCGCAATCTGGACGACCAGGTCTCTAGCCAGCAAGGCTAATGCCCCGACTACGTGACGTATTTGCCCTGAAAGCCATGGGGAAGTCCATCTCCGATCCAGCACGAGACTTTCCAGTAATAGTTAACCCCTCGCACGGCAACGCGCTTATCATCTGCGGCCAATGTAAAAGTATCATCCGGGGCCTACCGGATGGCAATCAGCATAAGAAGAACGACCATGCGCATTTTTCTGATTTGCATATCTTTGTGTTTAGTTCTTTTTGCTCAGCGTGCATCTTCCACTCCGTCAACAGCGCAGGACGATATTCGACAAGCAAGCGAGCAAATCCGTGCGCTGGACAAGGAACTCGGCACCTTCAAGGCGGTGACTGAGAGTCGGCTCGACGCGCAGGACAAGCGCATCAACGATCTAGGCATTTCGACAGCGCAGCAAGCAAATTACATGGGCGCGATTTCAAATCTATCCACGTTAGTCGGACTTGGAATCACGATCATTACGTTCTTTGCCGGTTTCGCTGCTTACATGGGTGCAAAAAATCGCGCCATAAGCGAAGCTCAAGAAGCGGCTCAGCAATGGCTTAAGGATCACAGTGACCGACTGCAAAAGCAGATTCGGGACCTACAAGCGGAGGCAGATTCGCTGGGATCGCAACTCTTGCTGCTCCGAAAGCAGGCGGGCGATGCAGCAATGGAAATTGACTTGCGAAAGGCGGAGATAAACGATCACGCCGAGAAGACGCGTCAGGTTCTTGATCAGGCTGTCCAGAAAGCCCTCTCAAGACCAGAAGGTGAAGCGCAGGCTTCGGAACCGTTGGCCGACCCAGAGGCCATTCACATTGCTCAAGAAACCAGCCAGGCACTAGAAGCGAAGCCGGAGAGTAAGTTTACATCTGACGACCATTTTGCGAGAGGTCTGAATGAATACGCCGCCGGTCGGATGGATTCCGCGCTGCTGAGTTTTGACAAGGCCTTAGCACATGCAGAAAAAGAGCTGGTCTCGCCGGAAAGGCTTGCCCTGCTCATGTTCGTTCGCGCAAATATCCTCGGGGAAATGGGACGCCCCGAGGATGAAATCGCGATCTATGACGAGATCGACCGGCACTACAGTCAGGATGGCAGTGCTGCGGTACGCGAACAGGTCGCAAAGGCCCTCTTCAACAAGGGCGTCAAACTCGGCCAACTTGGACGCAGCGAGGAGGCGATTGCCGTCTATGACGACATCGACAGGCGCTACGGACAGGACGAAAGTGCCGCGCTGCGCGGTCAGGTAGTCAGGGCGCTTATCAACAAGGGCATCCGGTCAGGCGTGCTTGGTCGTAGCGAGGATGCAGTCGCGATCTATGATGAGATCGATCGGCGTTACGGACAGGATGCGAGTACCCCGATCCGCGAAGAGGTTGCGAGGGCGCTCGTCAACAAAGGATACCGGTTAGGTGTGCTTGGTCGCAGCGAGGATGAAGTCGCCGTCTATGACGAGATTGACCGACGCTACGGGCAGGATGGGAGTGCTGCTCTACGCGAAGAGGTCGCCAAGGCTCTCCTCAACAAGGGCATCACGCTTAGCCAACTCGGTCGCAGCGAGGACGCGATTGCCGTATATGACGAGATCGACCGGCGCTACGGTCGGGATGACAGTGCTGCGCTACGCGATCAGGTCGCCAGGGCGCTCGTCAACAAGGGCGTCCGGACAGGCGCGCTTGGTCGTAGCGAGGAGGCGATCGCCATTTATGATGAGATCGACCGCCGCTACGGACAAGATGCAAGTACCCCGTTGCGCGAACAGGTTGCCAGAGCGCTCGTCAACAAGGGATTCCGGTTAGGAAGGCTTGATCGCGGTGAGGATGAAATCGCCGTCTATGACGAGATCGACAGACGCTACGGTCAGGATGAGTATGCTGAGCTACGCGAACAGGTCGCGAGGGCACTCCTCAACAAAGGATACCGCTTAGGCATGCTTGGTCGCAGCGAAGGTGAAATCGCCATTTATGACGAGATCGACCGGCGCTACGGTCAGGATGACAGTGCCGCGGTACGCGAACAGGTCGCCAAGGCCCTCGTCAACAAGGGGATCACACTTGGCCAAGCTGGCCGCAGCGAGGACGCCATAGCCGTCTATGATGAGATTGACCGGCGCTATGGGCGAGATGCGAGCGCCACGATGCGCGAACACGTCAGCAGAGCGCTCATCAACAAGGGATACCGGTTAGGCGTGCTTGGTCGCAACGACGATGAAATCGCTGTCTATGACGAGATCGACCGGCGCTATGGACAAGATGGGGATTCTCGGGTGCGCGATCAGGTCGCCAGGGCGCTCGTCAACAAGGGAATCACGCTTCGCCAGGTAGCGCGCGATGAAGATTCAATTGCAGTCTTTGACGAAATCGACCGGCGCTATGGACAAGATACTACTGTACGCGAACAAGTCGCTAGGGCGCTCGTCCAAAAGGGAACCACGCTACACCGGCTCGGGCGTAGCGGCGATGCCATTGCTGTCTTTGACGACGTGAGCCTTCGCTACGGACAGGATACAAGTCCCTCAGTGCGAGAGCAGGTCGCCAAGGCGGCCGAAAAAAGGGCCGAAGCGCTCGGTTAGGGCAGGCCTGGCTAGGTTACTCGCGCGCAGTTCTCCCCACTAGAAGCGAAGATCCTTGAAACCCATGGACTAGTCAGGCAGGCTCGACCTCCAGCTCCAGCGTCGTGGTGTAGCCGTGGTCCGATAGGTTGTGCGTGACGCGGGTGATGATCCAGCGCGTACTGTCGATCTGCGGCTTCCACCCTCGCACCACAGCGGGCAGTTCGGGAAACAGTTCCGGCCGGCCGCGTGCGAGCGTCATTCGGAACGATGCAACGCCACGCTGGATACGCTGCCATTCGGCACGCGCCGCGCGCTCGGCGTTGGTCTTCGACGCATAAGTGTGGCGCAACACCTTCACGTTGTCCGGGTTGGGGTTGGCCATCACATCAGCCACCGTCTTCTTCTGCCCCTTCTTGCGCTTCTTCGTCGGCGCCGGCTTGGTGACTACCTTCACCGCGTTAGACGCGTCGATCACCACCTCGCCCTTCACCGCGCGCCGCGCGTCCTGGTAATACGCCTTCACGCCGTTGTAATTCTCCCGGTCGGCGATCAGAAAGCTGTGGGTGTCGCCGCTGGCCCGCGTGAGTTCAACCGTAGGCAGCTTGATTCCGGTGGCGCTCTTGGCATCCCCCGTCTTGATGAACAGCAGCTTCCCGGCCTTCACCGTGGCGATGGCGTCGTGGTCCTTCGCCAGGCGCGTCAGGAAGTTGGCGTCCGATTCGCCGGTCTGGTCGATGTGGTCGATGACAAGTCCGAGCAGCGTGGGCGCAACCACGGACGCCAGCGCGTTCATGGCCGCGATGCCGCCGACGATGGCGCCGATGGTCTGGCCCCGGAACGAGCGTTCCTTGCGGGTGGTCATGCCGCCAGACAGGTCGACGCTGCGAGCACGGATGGTCAGGCGGTCAGGGGGTCCCGAGTGCTCCAGCTCGTCCACCTTGTACTGGCCCTTGTCGACCACGCCTGTGTCCGCCCAGCCGATCCCGAGCGACAGCATGGTGCCCTTGTCAGGCAGAGCAAGCATGCCGTCCGCATCGTCCAGCTCGATATCGAGCTGGTCGGCTTCGAAGCCGCGGTTGTCGGTGAGGGTCAGCGAAATGAGCCGGCCCGCAAAGCGGTTGGTGATGTCCTTGGGGCCTTGACGCAGGCGATACACCGGCACCGCGGCCTTGCTGACGATGGACTCCAATGCGGTGGATAGTTCCATGACGTTTAGAGAACGCTGGAAGCGACGCTGGAGGCGAGGTTCATGACGGCCTCTCCGATGATCTGTTCGAGCTTGCTGTCCACGCGCGTCAGCTTCAGCGAGAACTCGATGCGGCGGGCCTTGCCGTCCTTGAAGAAGAGGGTACGGGTTACCGCCAGCGAATCGATCTCGAACATACCGTAGTAATGTCCGGTACCCTCGATCAGCACGTAGGAGAGACCAAGGTCCCCCATCACGCGCAGCACCTCGATGGTGTTATCGCCGCCGCTGATCTCGGGCAGCAGCACGCCCGATAGCGTAATGGTCTCATCGTCGGGGCCGGTGAACTGCCGTGAGGGACGTTTGCCCACCCGGTTGTTCGACGGGTGGCGCCAGCCGATCTGCTGTTGGAATTCCTGATAGGGCGCCGTCTCCAGTGCGAAGACGAACAGCCCGAGAGCCATCATCATGGGTCAATCCTTGTCGGTAAGCCGCGACCGGCCACGGGCATTCTTCTGCGCCTCTAGCCGTTCGATGCGCTCGGCGACCAGGCGGGCAATCAGCTGCTCGTCCGCACCGGCGGGCGGGTTAATGTTGATGACGACGGGCGTGGACGCCACAGGCGTCGCGACAGCGCCTGTACGGGATGCAGCCGAGAGGGGCGGTCGGTTGTCGACGCTGATGCCGGCTGCAGCCGATCCGGTGCCAATGGCAATGCCGGCGCCGATGCCCGCCATGGAGCTGGCCACCTTCGACACCACGTCGAGCGGGCCGCGCTGATTCTGCGCGAGGCCCTGCTCTAGCCCGCTCATGGTGTAGCCGCCCAGGTCGGCAAACACGCGGCTTGGCGAGTGGATGCCAAGCTTCTCCTTGAACCAGCCCACCACGCTGTCGCCCACGGAAACGATGGCCTCGCGCACGGCGCCCACACGGCTCGTGATGCCGTTCACCAGTCCCTGCAGCAGGTTGGCACCGAACTCGCTGAATTTTTCCGGCAGGTCAAAGCCGAACCAGCGCAGCACCGGCGCGATCATGGAGTAGAACGCACCCATCGGCGACCAGTTGGCGATCAGTGACAGGATGCCGCCCAGCCCGCCCTGAAACGCCGTGGTCACCTGCGCCCACAGGCCGGTGAAGAAATTGCGGATCGGATCCCAATACTTGATGAGCAGGAACGCTGCGACACCAATGGCGGTCACCGCCAGCCCAATGGGATTCAGCAGGAACACGCGCCCCACGAAGCTGAAGACGGTCATCAGGAAATTGAAGGCCCCGGCCAGCCGCGCGACGATGCCCACGCCACCCCCGAGCTGAATGCCGAGCATGGCCATGCCATATCGGGCAATCACCATGGGCCCAAACGCGGCAGCCAGTGCCAGCGTCAGGCCGCCCAGCACCGTCAGCAGCACGCCGACCGCCGCCGCACCCTTGATGAGCCAGGCGACGAGCTGCGGGTGTGCCTGTGCGAACGCATTGAAGCGGTCCACCAGGCGGCCCACCGTGTTCATCAGGTCGACCAGCGTCGAGCGAAGGACTTCACCGCCCGCGCTGCTGGTGTTGAATATCTGGTTCTGCAGGCGCTGCCAGCGTGCGGAAATCGTGTCTTGGCGTGCAGAAAACTCGCGGGACATCGAGCCCTCTGCCTTCGAGCCATTGGCTAGATCCAGCTGGCGCTTCAGTTCGTCCGGCTTGTCGACCAGCTTGGCCAAGGTGTCCGAGTGCTCCATGCCCACCAGCTCGACCATGACGCCAATGCGCTTGTCGGCAGGCAGCTTGCGCTCCTCGATCACCTTGAACAGCGTGCCCGTGGCATTCGTCGCCATGCCTTTCTGAATCTCGGTGGTGGTCAGCCCGATTTCGGACACCGCTGCGTGAAACTTCTTTGTGCCCTTCTCGGCAGCAGCGAACTTCTGGACGATGGCGTTGATGGCGGTGCCCGCCGTCTCCGTGCGCTCGCCCAGCGTCAGCAGCGTGGAGGCGAGGGCGGCGGCATCCTTGGCGGGCATGGCCACACCGGACACGACGCCGGAGATACGATTCAGGACGTTGATGATGTCATTGCCCTTGCTGATGGCGTTGTCGTCCAGATAGTTGATCGTGTCGGCCAGCCCCATGATCGCGTTGGTCGGGATTCGGAAGTTCTTGGCGACCTTGCCCATGCTCTCGGCGATCTCGTCCGGCACCGCGTCAAATGCGGTGGCCATCATCGCCACAGTGCGGGTGTACTCGATCAGCTCGTTACGCGGCACCTCCATGCGTGCGCCGGCCGTCACCATCTCTGCGATCTGCGCAGTGGGAATCGGTAGTTCCTTGCCAAGCTGCCGGATCTGCCGCGCCATGTCGTAGTAGATGTCCGTCAGCTTGCCGCTGGGATCCCGCGCGCCGTCCACTTGCCTGGCGATGCCGAGCATGGCGTCTTCGAACGTGACGTAATCCTTGACGGCCTTGGCGATGGGCGTCAGCACAATGCCGCCGGCGGCCGCCATCGACGCGCCGGCATTGAGCATGGCATTCCGGGCAGCCATCCCCTTCTGGTATTGCGACTGTGCGGCAGCCATTAGCCGGTGGCGCTCCCCCACTGCCCGGAGCTGCGCCTGCTGCTGCGCCAGAGCCTGCGAGGTGTTGTCGATGCGGTTGCGGAGGTCGCGCTGCGCCTGGCCGAGGCTTGTCGTGCTGATGCCAGCGGCATCGAGCCGGCCGCGCACTGCGGCAAGGTTCTGCTGCAGCTCGCCGCCTCGCTGTTTGAGCGCTTGGGCTTCGCGCACCGCCGTCTGGAATGCCCGCGACATGGCCGCAGTGGGCTTGTCGGCCGCCGCGATCTCCTGTGCCAGAGCCTTTACACGTGCCTGCGTGGCGCCCAGCTGGTTCTCGGTGATCGCGGCGTCTTTGGACAGCTTGCGAAAGCTGTCGATGTTGGCCTGTGCTCGGTTCAGATCCTTGAGCTGGTCGCGGGTGGCCTTGACGGCCTTGGCCAGATCGGTGCTGCTGCCCATGATGGCGCGGAACGGGCGCGTCATGCGGTCGACGGCCTGCAGCACGACTTCAAGCCTGAGGTTACGGGGTGTGCTCATTCGTCGGATCCGCTACGTTCGTAGGCGCGCTCGCGCCATTCCATCAGCTCTGCGACCCCCATGGCGTACATCACCTCCGGGGGCCAGTGAAAAATCACTGCAACGTCTGCGATGGCGTGCTCGACTCGGTCTGGAAGTTTTCCTCCTTGGCCGACTTCGGCAGCAAAAAACCGGTCACCGCCGTTCCCAGCTGGGTCAGGTCCGCCGGATCCAGCTTGCTCACGTCGTGCTGCGTGAGCGTTGGGGTGGTGATACGCGGCAGCACGATGTGCAATGCGGTCACGTCCATACGCATCAGATCGACCAGGCTGCAGCCGCGCAGCTCGCCCGAACCGGGCTTGCGTACCGCGATGGACTTGATGGTCTGCTCGCCGCGCTTGATGGGGCTATCGAGGGTGATATCGGTGGAGGTCGGTTGGGTCATGGCAGTAGGAATCAGGATGACAGGAACGGGCCAGCCCAAAGGCCGGCCCGCATGAGGTCCGTTACAGGCCCATGGCGCGGCGCTGGCCGGCCAGGCGATCGACACCGAAGACAACCTCGATGAAGTTCACATGGTCGATCTCACACCACACTTCGCCGTTGATGGTCAGCTTGTAGTAGCTGACCGAGGACTTGACCTTGAACTGGCTGTTGTCGCCGGCCTTGGCGTTGCCCATGTCCAGCTCGGTGTGGCGGCCGCGGATGACGATCTCGACCGAATCGGTGTCGCTGTCGTCGTCACGCTGGAGTGCGCCAGCAAAGCGCAGCAACACGCCTGATACGGACGTGATGCCCCATTCCTTGAAGATGGCGCGCATGATGCCCCCGTAGGTGGCCTCCAGTTCCATCTTCTCGGCACCCAGATCGATATCGACCGGGCCGTTCATGCCGCCCGCTCGGTACTCTTCCAGCTTGCGAGTGAGCTTGGGCAGCGTCATTTCTTCGCACTCGCCCACGAAGCTCTCGCCATTGTGGAAGACGTTGAAGTTCTTTACTTTGCGTGGCATTGCCATGGCGGTTCCCTTTCAGGTGTTGGCAGCTCGCACGCTTACGCGTTGACGGCTTCCGCGAATTGCATGAGATATCGGTCGGTGATGCGCTGACGCAGCGTCAGGTTTTCCAGCGGCGGTACCGGCGTGTAGTCGTAGTCGATGCCGAGCTGTCCATCCTTCAGCGAGTCCTTGGGGTTGAACTCCGGGTCGTACCACGCGGAACCGCCGAGTAGGTAGCCGTTGCGCGTCAGCGAACGCATCTTCCCGTTGATGCCTTCCACGATGTCGCGTACGAGCGACGGCGTCATCGGCAGATCCATGGCCCAGGCGTGCGCCTCTGCCATCGTGTCTGCCAGCACCTGCGCCGTGCGGGTGTAGTTCTCGAACTGGAAGAGCGGATCCGAGCTGCAGGTGCGAGAACCCCAGAAGCGGAAGCCCTGAAAATTGATCAGGGTGGTGACGTCGTTTTGGTTCAGGTATCCCGCGTCGGTGGCCGGATCCTGCAGATCCCAGAAGACGTCCTTGGACAGGCCCGTCACGCCGTTGATGGCCACGTTCGACAGCGTCTTGTGCCAGCCCACTTCGTTGTCGAGCTTGGCGCGCAGTCCCAGCGCACGCGCCGTGGCGAAGAGCGTGGTCTCGGCGTTGGACACCGTGTCCCAGCCGATGAAGTCGGGCCAGATGGTCATCAGCTCGCGCTGGCCAAAGTTGTCGCGGTAGGCGACCGCTTCTTCCTTGGTCTCGCAGCCGAACGCCGACACATAGGCGAACGCGCGCAGCTTCTGCGCGATGCTGGCCAGCTCCGTGGCCACGGGCAGGCTGTCCATGCCGGGAATGCCGAGAATGCGTGGCGTGACGCCCAGGCTGTTCTTCGCCGACAGCAGAGCCTTCATGCCGGTGAAGCGGCCGTTGGCATCGGTGCCGCCGATCAGGTTGCTGGTGGTCTCGGCATCGGTCGCGCCCTTGGCCACGCGCACGACCACGGTCAGCGGGTTGGCCTGATCTGTGATGGCGTCGAGCGCTTTGGCCAGCGTCCCGGTGTCGCCCGCTTTGCCGAGGGACGAAAGGGGGCTGGTCAGCAGTACCGGCTTGTTAAGGGGAAAGACCGTTGCGTCCGCGTCGTCAGCAGTACAGACGATGCCGGGCACGGCCGTCGCGATGGTACGAATGGGGCGGGTGCCTTCGTTGATTTCAACGACACGTACGCCGTGGTGGTAGTCAGATGGCATGCAGTCCTCCGGGATTGATCCTGACGATGGTGGGATCGTCCCGGTAGGATGCTGCGCACGCGCGAGCCTGTCTCTCTAATGATGTTGTACGCCAGCGGCGCACAACATCACGCGTGTACGGGAAGGGGAATGGACGCTGCCAGCGGCAGCATCCAGAGGTGTTGCGGGTAAACGCGGCGACGGAATTCCGGACGCACGAGCGGCTGGCCAGCAGCATCGAACGCCCATGCCACCAGCTCGGAGCAGAACCACGCATCGTCTGACTGCCAGTCTCGGCGCAACGCGAGGCCAGCTAGTGCCGAATAATCGTAGGGCTTGCCGACCTGGGATGCCGCGGCGTCGATGACCGCTTGCGGATCACGCGCAGGCAGGTCGGCTATCGCATAGTCCGTACTGCGCGACAGCGCATCGACCAGCGGCGCGCGCCGTACACCGTGTAGCGCCACGGCTTCGATCACGCTGTCGCCATCGACCACGGCGACGTGCGACCAGCGTGACCATGTGAAGGCCCGGATGGCGACCGACAAAGGCAGCCGCGTGGTGGAGAACAGAACGCGCACGCTCGACATGGTCAGCTCGCCGCGTTGCCCAGACTAGCGATCTTAGCGTGGATGCCGTCAATGGCCGCAGAAGCAATCGCCGTCGCCGAGTCCGCTGTCAGCGCATTCCGTACGCCTTCCTTCGCTTTAAGGCGTGCGTCTCGTATGGCATACAGCGCAGCGTTCCAGGCGTTTGCCTCCGCGATGATGTTATCGGCCGCTTGCTTCGACGACCAGCCCTTCGCTTCCGCCCAGCTTTTGACGCTTAGAGGGCATTCGCCCACGTATCCAGCCGCTCGATAGGCTTTCGCTTCGGCTTCGGCGATCTGGTACTCGGCAGCGCGCAGTGGGTCGCCGGCAACCGCCAGGCGGGCGGCGTCGGCCGCGGCATCGATGCTGGCGCACAGCAAGACGCGCACCTGACCGAGAGACGGCGCGGGACGGTCAATCAGTACGGCCTTGCCATCAGGCGTGACGGCCATGATTTTTCCAACGGACTGTCCTTCGAGGAGCTGGGCGTGCGTCGCGGCGCTGATCGCGATGCTTGGCTGTGGAATTGGGTCGTGGATTCCTTCGGCGACAAAGCCAATGACCTTGTTGTCGCCGTCGACTTGCGCGTAGATTTGCATGGGTGTTTTCTTCAGAGGATTAGAAGCCGAGTGCGATGAAGCTGCACCACTCAGGGCTCGCTGCGAAGTTCTGTGCGATGACTTGCCCGGTAGGGTCACCGCCGGCGGTCGAGACAAAGAGGGTTGCGTTAGTACCGGGAGCTTGGCGGTTGCCGGTACACATCAGACAGTAGTTCGGAAACCGCAGTGCATACGAAAACGCCGTGATTCCGCCCGATACAGCGTTGCACTGGAATGAGCCCCAATTGAGAATCAGGCCGCCAGGGAATCTCTGATACCCGTTCGTAATGTGGTAGCGGGCCCAGTTCGCCCCAAGTTGCTCGGCAGCGGACCCAGAGCAGAGCCATCCATTCGACGCCTTGACGAACACGGCCGTCTCGCCCGAGTACACAGTCACGGCACCAAGCGCCGTTCCCGATGCGGTCATCCAATCTGTTCCCGCGCGGGCGACATTGAAGGCTTGCCCGCCAACATTCTGGAAGACAAAGGTAGCGCCGTCAGGTGCGGCATTCAGCGCCGGAAGCGTAAGCACCTGCCCAGCAGCGACCATCGCGACGCTAATCATCTTCCCTGCGTTTGCGACTGGCACGTTTGCCGTTGCTGTGAAGCTGGCAGACCCGGAAAAGTTGCCGAGCGCGCGTTGCACGGCTTCCATCGTGGCGAGCTTCTTGCTCGCATCAAACTGCGCTTGTGTCGGCGCGGTCGGGTTGCCGGTCAGGTCCGGCGATGCCAAAGGCGCCTTCAGCGCAAGCGCGGCTGTCATGGTGGCCGCAAAGTTCGCGTCGTTCCCGAGTGCAGCAGCCAGCTCGTTTAGGGTGTCGAGTTGGGCGGGCGACGCATTCACCAGCGCAGCAATCGCGGCGGCGACAAACGCCGTGCTCGCTGCCTGCCGCGTTGCCGTGCCGGGGGGCGCGGTGTCAACCTTCGGAACGCCGGTGAAGTCGGGAGACGCGAGGGGAGCGAAATAGCCGTCACCTACGCGCTTGAATACGAGCGCTGTCGCGCCGATGATGATTGTGCCGTCCGTGGCCAGTTGCCAGACCGAATCGCCGTTCACCGTACCCTGTTCGATGGTCACCAGTGCACCGGGCGTCAGATCGATGCCACTGTCCGCATCAGCGGTGCGTGCCCATGCCCCAGTGGCCGCTGCATAGATACCGTTGTCTTTGCCCGCCACTTGGTCTTTTACGAGGACACGGGCGCCAACAGTTAGCACGACGCCGTCGACGGTTTGCAGTCCAGACAGCGCGGCGAGAGGGGCGGTGGTTGCGACGAGAGCAGACTGCTTGCCGTCGCGTTTATCCAGCTCCGCGGCGATTTGGGTGTCGACGTAACCGCGCGTGGCGAGCACGATGGACGGATCCACCTTCAGTTCCACGGTCGCCCCGCTGGTGTTCAGACAGACCAAGCGCACGACCTGCGTGCGTGCGGAGCCTTCGGCCAACACCGGCTTGTACGTCTCCGGAATGTTGGCGTAATAGACCAACGTACCGTCTTCAGCATGAAGGCCAGCTTCGCGGATCCACCAGCCACCCTCAGTCTCAGGAATGACCTGCTCGGCGATGAACTGGCTCGCGTTCTGCGGATCTTGTGTCAACGAATTGATGGCCGCACGGCGGCGTTCGTTGATCAGCGTCTTGCGTGCGCGATCCGGGATAGGCAAGGCACCATTGGCGTCGCCGACCGACATGGCCGTGAGTTTCAGGGGGACGCCCAGTGCCTGGGCGTTGGCAAGCTTGGCCTCGCCGTCAGCGGTGGGGATAAGGAAATAGGTTTGCGCCATGGCTCACAGAGGGTTGACGGTGATGGTGTCGACCAGGTGCGCGGCGCCGGCATAAAGCGATGCGCCCACGACCTCGACGGGTTGGGGGGAATACGGGTAGACGGTGATGACATCGCCAAGCAGCGGCGCGCCGGTGTAGCGCACGGCGCCTCGTGTCTCGACGCTTATGGCGAGCCCCGTCAGGTGACGCGAAAGCGGCTTGGCGTCGTCGATCAGGCGCTCCAGCTCGGCGTACATTTCCTCGGTGATGCCGGTGTCCATCACGCCGACATCGAGATGGAACGTGCCGCGCGGTCCTTCTGGTTGCATGTCGTACCAGGGCACCACGCGGATCAGATAGCCAAGCGGCTCGATCGCGCGGCGGATGGCACCGACAGTGCCTTTGCGCTGATGTACGAAGAACGAAGCGTCGATCACCGCCCGCTTCGTCCCTTCCGACCAGTTCGGATCCCAGCGGTCGACGGATCTTTCCCACGCGAGGAAGGGCAGCACACTGGCGGGGCACTTCGCGGCGTCTCCCAAATCCCGGATGGGCACTGGGATTCGTTCGATAGCCGCCCCTGCTGTGGCGATGTTCCGCTCCACCTGCGTGGCGTTCGGAGGCAGGAGCCTAGACACGTGCGCCCCCATCCACGATGTTCACGCCAGTGCAGTAGGCGGCCTGCGTCTCGTCCAGCACGGCGTCTTCAGCCGGCAACCGAATCTCGACGCGCGACACGCCCTCGGCGAAAAGCGCACTATTGATGGCCGAGCGGTCGATATCGCGGCCGAGCCGACGGCTGTCCTTCCGGTAGGTGTCCAGACGCTTGGCGGCCTCGGCCAGCACCAGCTCACGCTCCGGGCCGTTCGTCTTCGTGTACACCGTCGCGTCAATTTCGTAGTGGGTGATCTGGGCCGACTGAACGGTCAGCCGGTCTGCCAGCGGTATCACGTCTTCGTCGCTGAGCGCCGCTTTCACGTTGTCCAGCACTTCTTTGCCAACACTGCCGTCGCCCTCGATGCCGAGGACGGTGACAACGACTTCGCACGGTTGCGGGCTGATCGCACTGACATCGGCAATGCGACCGTCCGCACTGCGGGCGTGGAATTTGTAACCTTCGCGCGGTCCGGCCGTCGACAGCCCCTCGAAGGCGAGCTGCGTTCGCTCGGTCAGCGACTCATCCTCTTCCATCACTGCAGCCGTGGGCGGCTCCGTGCTGTCGTCTTCTGGCGTCACCACCAGGCGTTCCACGTTGTAGTTCGCGGCTACGTGTTCGAGGTCGTTACCCTTGGCATAGGCCAGCATGCGCGCACGCGATGCGTCATTGACGCGCTGACGCAGAACCGTCTCCCGGTAGGCGTTCTCCTGAATCAGCTTCACGATGGGCTCGGATTCGAGCTGCAGCGTCTGTGCCACATCCGCCCGCTGGGCGACGGGAAAGAGGCTGACGTAGTAAGCCTTGCGTTCGGCAACGATGGTCTCGTAGTCGATGTTCTCGACCACGTCCGGCACCGGCAGGCGTGAAAGATCAATGGGCGTGGTCATGTCTTGGCCTCGCGCAGGGGGATGGAGAGCGTGCCCAGCGGCGTGCTACGGGCGCCGTCGACGCGATCTGCATCAAGATCTACCGTCATGGCGCCTTCGCCGTCGATCACAAACGATGCGGAGTTGACCTGCACGCGGGGCTCCCACTTCACGATAGCCGCCACGGAGGCGGACATCACGCGCAGCTGGGTGACGTCGTTAAGCGGCTGGTCGATCAGCATCGGCACTTGGGAGCCGTAGGTGCGGCGCATAGAACGCGTGCCCTCCGGGGTGGTGAGAATGTCGCGGATGGACTGCCAGATGTGTTCCAGATCCGTGATGGCGCGGCCTGTTGTGCTGTTGAGCCCGAGATAAGTCATCGTGTGCCCTCCGTCCAGTCACCACCGCGCTGTACCTGGCCGTGGTCGTGGTCATCGAGCACTACGCCGTTGGACGATAGCTTTCCGTCCTGGTGGTTGAAGTCGCCGGTGATGACGTTGCCATTCGCACCGCCTTGGCCAGCAATGCCGTTTTGGTAGGAGAGCAAGCCCTTGACGGTCAAGTTGCCGTCGATGGTGGTATCCGGGCACTTCACCAGGACACTGGTGGCGGCCTCTACTATGACCTTCTGAATGCCGGTGACCGACAGGGTGCCGACGACGTGGTTGTAAGTCGTCATTGCGCCATCTGGGTACAGCGTGACGGTTTCGTCGGGGCTGTGGCTGGGCGTATCGTTGGCATCGGAGGGGATGCCGCAAAGCACGATGCCGTTGCGTGGCTCACCGCTGGGGCAGAAGAGCAGCACCTGTTCACCGATAGTCGGCGGGCTCCACGTGCGTGTACCCCCGGAGCGGCGTTCGGCCCACGGCAGCCAGTCTGTTTCCAGACCGCCCGAAGTCACGCGTACGCGCGGCGGCTTGCCATGCTGGATCTCGGCAACAGTGCCGGTGCGCAGCAGGTTCTCAATCAGGCGGAGGATTTCAGCGGAGTCCATACCCGCCAGCGTGCCTTGCGCGCGCGCGGCGGTCACGTCTTCGTGGTTGTGCTGGCTTCAGCGACAACAAAACGATGCAACATGTTCGGCCGGCGCGTTGGATCGCGGATAATCCGATGGACATCTAACCGCGAGAGAGCCTTATGTCAGATCCAAAGATCTTGGAGCTATACAAGCAGCTAAACACCATCAACGAGAAACAGACCTATTTTCTTCTTGCTGCGGCAGGCACCGCGATTGGTTTCGCGGTTCAGAAGACCGAAGGTCAATTGCTTTCTTGGTGGCTAACTCCGGTCGCACTATCAATCCTGTGTTGGGGCGCCAGCTTCTACTACGGATGCTGCCATGTCGCCGCGTGGCAAAACGCGATGGTTTACAACTCGAACGCTTTGGAACTTGAGGCCGGTTCGCATCGATCCCTGCGGGATGGTCCGGCGCCACGCTATTCTGCGATGGAGTTCTCTTTTGCTTTACAGGACGTAGCATATGAAAAGGCTCACCGATACAAGCGAGCACAGTTCTTTCTGCTCGTCTGGGGCGCAGTCCTGTTTGTTGTCTGGCACGTCCTGCGTATCGCTCAAGCAACTTATGGCTGGTGAGGTCGTTGAGGCTACTGAGCCAATTGAATCATGACGAGGTCTGCTATCTTTTCCACATCGCCATTTTCGAAGCCAAGCAACTCTCGCTTCGCATACTGGACTTCGAGCCCGCCTTTGTTCACGCGGTCGCGCAGGCCGAACTGGTGGACGGCTGCAATCCGCTGGGCATTGCCAATGAATGTCACCACCGCGCTGTTCGGGTCGGACTGGGCCTTCATGAAGCGAGAAGTACGCAGGCGCATGAACATCGCCCGGCGGACACGGCCGGTGCGTTGCCTCAGGCGTGGCTTACGTGGCTCATAGGCTGAGCCATCAGGATTGCGCTGTTCGGCGATCCGTACCGTCTGGCGGCGCCGCATCTCAGCAGCGACGGCGCGTAGCAGGGCCCGTCGTTCGCCTGCATCGAGCTTGTGTAGCAGGGCGGCCGCCCAAGTGGTCAGGTCTTCCAGGCTGTTCATGGCGCAGGTAGCTTCCAGCCGGAAGGGTCATCGAACTCGTTCACCGGCTCCGGGGCATGCGTGACGACGTAGTGCCCTTCCACTACCTTGACGATCACCCGCTCCGTCAGCGGAATACGCATCAGCAAGTCGACGCAGTCGTGGCTCAGGATGTCCGTTTCGAACTTGAAGCCATCCGGCCGCCGGTCGGGGTTCGTGAATAGTTCTGGCTGGTTCGCACGCAACCACGCCATAACCGGCACCATGATGGCGTCCGCGCTCTCCGAAAACTCCGTCACCAGCAACGTCAGCGTGTACTGATACTCAAACGAGATGGTCTTCGCGCCAGTGGCCACGACGCGGCCTTCTTCCACGAACAGGTGCAGCTTGTCCGGATTGCGCTTCAGATCCGCTACGGCAGCGGTGATCGCCGCGCGCAGCTCCACGGGCTTTCTCATTGTGCAGGCTCCCCGATGATCGTCACGCCCTGCGCGCGCAGGGTGTCCTGCAGCGCCGTCAGTCGAGCGGCGTTGATGTGGCCGGTGGTGTAGTTGGCGGCGACGGTGCCGGCGACGGCAGAGAGTGGAACGCCTGAGGGGGTCGCATCAGCGCCTCGGGGATCCTGATCGAGCACGCCACCGGAGGCGGCGGTGTCGTGCAGGCGGACAAAGCCACCAGGCACAATGCAAGCGGCATCAGCAACGACCGTGACATAACGGGGAATCTCCTTGACGATGGTGTCGCCCTTCACGCGAATGGTCTGCACGCGGTCGACATACTTGGTGACCTCGACCACACCTGCATCGGTGTTGTCGAGCTGGGCGCGCAGCGACGCCACCAGCGTTTCGGCAGTGTTCGCACGCTGGACCGAGTTCTTGTACCGGTCCGTGAACCACGCACCGGCACCAGCTGCCGCCACCAGGGTGACGACAGCAGCCAGCGCAACCACGAGCGGCCGGTTCATGCGGGCACCTGTTCATCGGCCTCGTAACGCGTAAAGGCTCGGGCCAGCTTCACGTCGTAGAGGTTGTCCTTGTACGCCGGGCCGTTGTAGCCAGAGGCAAACGCAGCCCACTTCAGGCCCTTCAGCGCCTTGTGTAGGGTGGGATCCGTCGCAATGAACTGTACGAAGGCGTCGAGCTGCTGGGATTCGCCGATGCGCATGGCATCGGCAAAGGCTTGCACGTTGGCATAGCCGAGGCGCTCCCAGTGGTAGCCCATGATCTGGAATAGGCCCCAGCTCGCGGAGGCGAGCGCGCATGCCTGGTCAAGCCCGGCTGCCTGCGCAAGTCGCATATGCTCGGCGGCCTTGCCCATGTATCCGCCGCGTGCCGGGTTGACGATGTTCGGATACTGGCGTGCGAGCTGGTCCGCGTCATGGCCGGCGGCGCGCAGTTGCCGGTACATGATGTGGCGCTCGAAGAGGATCACCGGCCGGCCGTCAGGCAGAAATCCCGAGCCTTGGCTCTCCACCTCATTGACCGCACGGACGGCGGCCAGCTTCACGTCCAGCGTTCTCGCGGCCCGTCGCAGATCCTCGGCACCGAGGTGGCCGGGGCTGCGTCCATCGAGCTGCAGGGCCAACATCGTCTTGTTGCCGACCACCCCGTCCACGACCAGGCCGTAGCGTGCCTGCGCCACCACAACGGCGGCGGCTGTCGCGTCATCGAATGCACCCGTCAGGTCGATACGGGCGCCACGCACGCGCAGCAGGCGCTGCAGCTCGCGTACCTCGGCGCCTACATCACCGCGTCGCAGTAGCGTCATGGCTGGTTCTCCGAAGCAGGCGCAGCAGCAGGGACTCCCCATCACCATCCGGATCGAGCCCGGTGATGCGGAACAGCTCGACCACGTTGCCGCGCACGGCGTAGATGGAAACGCAAAGGATGGCGGTGATTCCGTTCAGCGCCAGCAGCGCCCATTCATAGCGTTCGAACGCTACGCCGATGGCGACGGCACCGGACATCACAATCAGGGCGTAGGCCAGCCGCGCGGCCCACGGGCGATGGGCTGCGCCATGGCGGCGGAAGAACAGCAGCCGGATGGCGATCAGCGCGCAAAGCATCGCCTGAAACACGTAGAGCGTCTTCACTTGGCACCTCCGTCGCTGTTGCCCCGGATGAGCGCCACTAGGCGGTCGCTGTTGTCGGCAAGCCGGATCAGCGCCAGCAGCAGCTTCACCAGCACGGCCGATGCGATCAGCGCACCTACGCCGTGGCTGACTTCGGTGTCGGCCGGCAGGATCCGGGCGATCAGCGATGCGGCCAGCGGCGCGGCGAGCCACCCCATCACAATGGACAGCATGAGGAAGGCAATCTTCTTGCCGGTGGTCAGCTCGTCCGAATTCAGGGCGAAGACTGCGGCGCCCGCGAACGCGCCCAACACTGTGGCCGCGTCGACGCCTGGCACCAGCGTGATCGCGCCGATGCCGGTCACCGCGAGGGCGGCCGTCGAGCTGGCGGAGATGGGTTCAGCCATGATGGATTCCTTGGGGTCAGTCCCAGAGCTGGACGCGCTGCACGTCAGCCTGCTGGGGTAGGTCGGGCAGGTCTACGACCGTGCCGTGGGGAAGAACCGGGCCGAGATCGGCCAGGCCCCTGTTTGCTTCTAGAACCGCCTCGGTGATGCCGGCGGTCTGGCCGTAGATGCGATGACAGATTGCATCTACGGTGTCACCCTGCATGGCGATGACGCGCATCAGATCAGCTCCACCGTGCTGCGGGGCCGGCCGATGATGTCGCTGGTTGCCCAGCGCGCATCCCTGCGCAGATCTTCCACCGCCTGCATCAGCGCCTCCGCCTTGCGGTCGCCGGCCGCCGTGGCGTCGTAATCCCGGTACCGCTCGATCAGCCCAGCCCGTGCTTCGCAGTACACCGCCCGCAAATAGCGGTGTAAGTGCGCAGACTTGCTGTCGATCAGTGCGGCGGGCACCGCCTCCAGCGATTCATAGCCCGCTGCCAGCTGCTCGGCCCGCCACACACCCAGATCCTCGTTCACGGACAGCGCGGCTTCTACCAAGGCAGCCCGCAGGCGCTCAGCCGTCACCGTGCCGTCCTGCCGCATGGCGGCCGTCGCCGTGTCGACATCGATGTCGGGGAAGAATCCATCGTTGACGATCAGGTTCTGGCCGGTAGCGGCCGGCTCGGCTGCGAAGAATGAGGACATGGGTACGCGGTCGGTGAGTGGAGGCGGTGGACGGGGTGACCGTTCGGGTTGGCCTTGCGGCGCGTCCTTGGGACACCCCGTGCCGCCTGATGCGCGGGGTCACGCTCGGTGTCAGCCCGTGCCTTCCACCTGAGAGAAGGCGGGGCCAGCATTCTTGATGTCACGCTCCAGGCGCTCGATGTCCTTCTTCACGCCGACCTTCTCGTGGAGCTGCAGCGCACGCTGCAACTGATCGAGTGCGTAGCGCCGGTATGCCTGTTGATTCGAGACCGTTTGCTCCGCAACTCGCGCCAGCGCCTCATAACCCAGCGCCTTGTGGAGCTTGGCTCGCACTTCGTCGGGCATGTCTTCGCCTTGCACGAGGTCGGTTACCTCCACCAGCGCCTTGGCGTCGACCGGCTGCCCTGCCTCGGTCGCTTTGATGGCCATCGAGGCGTACTCCTCCGCAATCAGGCATGCGGTGGTGCGCTGGTACTGGTCTGGCATGACCAGGCCGTGACGGATTGCGTAGCGCGCGAGGGGCAAAGCGCCGGCAAAGTCGCCGACATCGATGTGCCAGACCATAACGGTCATGAACACTTCGTCCTGCACGCCCTTGTCCGCGTCCAGCGTGCCTTGCACCCAATCGGAGTACTCGGGCAGCATCTTGCGCTTGGCCTCGGCCTTGCGCTCGATGGACTGGATCTGTTTGAGGGAGCGCTTGTGCTCGGCGAGCTGCGCCAACATCAGCTCGTGGCCGGTGGCATGACGCAGCGGACTGGCGGCAGCTTCGGCGGCCGCCGCCATGCCGGCTGTCACGCGCAGGTAGTGTCGGCGGGCCGGACTCGTCATGCTTCGGCTACCTCGATGTTCTCGGCCATAGTCGCCGCTGCCAGATCCTCGATGACGTAGGCGTCGTTGCTCGACTCGTAGTTCTCGATGCGATCGCGTTTCGCGTTGTCCACGATGGTGCGACGGCGGGCGCCTTCCTGCCAGTAGATGGACAGGTTGTCCAGGCGTGTAACCAGCAGCGCGTCAGGCGGGAAATAAGGCACGCGGACGGCAGGAAGATTGCCGATGCGCTTCTGGCTGATGATGATGTCCGTAGCCAGCTTCTGCGTGGGATCGCGGTCGCGGTTCAGCAGCGGGAAATACTTGTCTGCCAGCAGCTTGCGGCCGCAGATCACCACAAGGTCCGGGTCTTCGGCGTACCACGGCGCGATCAGGTTGTTGCAGAGATCGAATACCAGTGCGTCCAGGCTCGCATAGTCGCGTGCCGCGTCGGTGTCGGCACCGCCTACCACAATCTTGCCGGCGGCCTTGCCGTCCTTCATCACGCGCTCCGCCGCTTCTTCGCGGAGGTGCTGGAGCCAGCCCTTGTTGACGTCCTGCAGCATCGGATTGGCGGCGAGATCCGATGTTGCAGCGCGTGCAATGCCGTTGAAGCCAATCATGATGCGGTCCAGCGCCTGGCGGCGCAGGATGGCGTCGCGAATGCGCGTCTGGAAGTCCGGGAACTTCGCCCAGGCGTCCAGACGTTGATAGGTGATGTGGGTGTCCGAGTCGGTCTTCTCGCAGCGGTACTTGCGCTCATCCAGCGTGACGATGTCTTTGGTCTGACGGTCCTTGACCGAGGTGTCAGTGGTGCCGGCCACCGGGCCGGAGACGCCGAGGCCGACTTTCTCGCCTTCCTGTTCGATCACGCCGTGGACGTTGATTTTCGTGAGGAACTCGCTAGACTCCTGCACCTTGGTTTCGAGGCGCTGTTGCACGCTCGGCTGCACGCTGAACTTGCGGTCCACGCGGTCCACGCCATTCAGTTTGGCAATCTCGGCTTCATATGCCGTGTACAGACGGCGGGTATCGTTACGCATAGGTTTGGCTCCGGGTATAGGTTGGGGAGTCGCTGTCCGGATGCCGGCTCAGCAGTCGGTCTTGATTTCGGCGTCGCCGCTGCCGCCCGTGGCCGGCGGTCGCCTCGTGAATGTCTCGGTCTTCTCCAGATCGCCCTTGAGCGCGGAGAATTCCTTGTTTGCGGTGGACTGTTCTTGCTTCAGCTTGTCCACCTGCTCGGCCACGGTCTCGACAGCCTTCAGCACCTTGCTGAAGTTGTCGCTGAGGCCCTTCACTTCGGTGGCCAGCGCCGTCACGGCTTCGTTCGTGTCGGCGTGCTTTGCTTCGTTCGTCTCGTCGCTCTTGTCCTGGCGGGAGAACATGCGCTTGATCGATTCGGTCAGGCTGGACGAATCCTTGCCCTTGTCCTTGCCTTTGCCCTTGCCATCGAGCTTTTCTTCGCTGAAGTCGAGAGTGACTTCCACGGCTTCGGTGAACAGGTTCTGCGGATCCTGTTTGCGCTCGGCCAGCGGGTTGACTTTGGCTTTGGCGCTGAAGGCCAGCATCTCGCAGCCCAGACTTGCCGGGTTGTCGGTCACGGCCAAGCCGGTCAGGTATGCCTCGCCGGTGTCAGCGAAGTCCGGGTTCACCTCCATCGAGCAGAACACCTTTTGCCGTGCCTTGTTGAAGGCCACCAGCTCGGCCGTGGGATCGAGCTGCGCGAAGAGGCGCATCTTGCCGTCCTGCTCTTCGGCTTTGAGTGCGAGCACGTCGCCGTATGCCTTGAACAGGCCGGTCGGGTCGTAGCCGCGAATGTGCTCCATGTTGATGCGTGCGCCATACGTCGCGGGGTCGTAGCTGGCGGCCATCTGCACGATCATTTGACGGTCGATCACGCGCCCGTCACTGGTCGCGCCTTCGGTGGCAATGCGGAAAAACTTCGTGTTCTTGCCGGCCATGGGTTCCTCTTCGGTGGTGGTTCGGTGTGGTGTGCTCGTGCTGCCATGTTCGGCGGGCCGCCGCGCGCGGGCAACGCAATCGTGTTGTCCGATTTGCTGTGACAACACGCGCGACGTGGCACGCGCGCGCGCGGACGGTAGCGTGGCGGCATGACTACGCTTCCGCCCATCACATCGCTTTCGCTGGACCCCGAGATGGAGCCGCGCCGCATTGCGCGCGCGCTCTACTGGCAGGGCTATCGCGTGGCGCGCATCGCCGAGATGCTCGGCAAGAAGCCGTCCACGATTCACAGCTGGAAGCAGCGCGAGCAATGGGACCGGGCCGACGCTGTGACGCGTGTGGGCTCGAATCTCGAAACGCGCATGGCGCAGCTGATCGCGAAAGAGAACAAGGAAGGGAAGGACTTCAAGGAGATCGACCTCCTTGGCCGGCAGATCGAGCGCCTGGCACGCGTGCGTCGCTATGAGGACGGCGGCAACGAAGCGGATCTGAATCCGAAGGTGGCCAACCGCAACAAGGGACCACGCCGCGCACCGGAACGCAACGCGATCAGCGACGAAGAACAGGAACAGCTGGTCGACGCGTTCAAGGATTCGATGTTCGACTACCAGCGCGCCTGGTACGAGGCGGGTCTGAAGGAACGGATCCGCAACATCCTCAAGAGCCGGCAGATCGGGGCGACGTGGTACTTCGCGCGGGAAGCGTTCATTGACGCGCTGACCACCGGGCGCAATCAGATTTTCCTGTCAGCCAGCAAGGCACAGGCCCACGTCTTCAAGCAATACATCATCCAGTTTGCGAAGGATGCGGCTGGCGTGGAGCTGAAGGGCGACCCGATGGTGTTGCCGAACGGCGCCACGCTCTACTTCCTCGGCACCAACGCGCGCACCGCCCAGAGTTATCACGGCAACCTGTATCTGGACGAGTATTTCTGGATCCAGCGATTTCAGGAGCTGCGCAAGGTGGCCTCCGGGATGGCCATCCACTCGAAGTGGCGGCAGACGTATTTCTCGACGCCTTCGAGCCTTGCCCACGAGGCATACCCGTTCTGGTCTGGGGCACTGTTCAATCGAGGCAGGAAGAAGGAAGACCACATCCGCGTGGATGTGAGCCACGCGAACCTGCAGCGCGGCCGGCGGTGCGCGGACGGCCAGTGGAAGCAGATCGTCACCGTCGAAGATGCCATCGCCGGTGGGTGCAATCTGTTCGACCTCGATCAACTGCGGTTGGAGTACAGCGACGCTGACTTCGAGAACCTGCTGATGTGCGGCTTCATCGATGACACGGCGTCCGTCTTCCCGCTCTCGATGCTCATGCGCGGCATGGTCGATAGCTGGGAGGTGTGGGAAGACTTCCGGCATTGGTCGCCACGTCCGTTCGGCAACCGCGACGTGTGGGTGGGGTACGACCCGAACGGTGGTGGTGGTGACAGTGCTGCGCTCGTGGTCGTGGCACCACCGCTCGTACCAGGCGGCAAGTTCCGCGTGCTGGAGAAACACCAGTTCCGTGGCATCGATTACGAAGAGCAGGCCACCGCTATCAAGCGCGTGACCGAACGCTACAACGTCGCGTACATCGGCATCGATCGCACCGGCATCGGCGATGCCGTCTACCAGCTGGTGACGAAGTTCCGACCCGATGCCGAGGGCTTCACCTACTCAGTCGACGTGAAGACCGGACTCGTGCTGAAGGCCCATGACGTGATCAGCAAGGGGCGCCTGGAGTTCGACGCCGGCTGGACAGACTTCGCCGCGTCGTTCATGTCGATCCGAAAGACCACCACCGCAGCTGGCGGCCGTGTCACCTATCAGGCCGGCCGATCAGAAGAGACCAGCCACGCGGACCTCGCGTGGGCATGCATGCACGCCATCGCACACGAACCACTCGAAGGCGTCACCACCACCAATACCAGCATCATGGAGCTGTCATGACCCGTAAGAAAAGAGGCCGCGCGCCAGATGTGATCAAGCACGCTGCGCCGCCGTCCACCCCGGCAACCCCGGCCCCAGCGTCGGCGATGGAGGCATTCAGCTTTGGCGACCCCGTCGCCGTGCTTGACCGCCGCGAGCTGCTCGACTACATCGAATGCCAACGCGTAGGGGAATGGTTCGAACCGCCGATGCCTTGGGATGGCCTGGCGCGCACGTTTCGCGCTGCAGTGCACAACAGCTCGCCGATCTACGTGAAGCGCAACATCCTCGTATCGACGTTCATCCCGCACAAGCTGCTGTCACGCACTGCGTTCGCGCGCTGGGTGCAGGACTTCCTTGTCTTCGGTAACGGGTATTTGGAGCGCCGCGACAATGTGCTCGGCCGGCCGGTGGCGCTGGAGCCGGCGCTTGCGAAGTACATGCGACGCGGCACGGACCTGGAGCGGTATTTCTTCGTGCAGAACTGGCAGGACAAGCACGAGTTCAAAAGGGGTAGCGTGTTCCACCTGATGGAGCCCGATATCAACCAGGAGGTGTATGGGCTGCCCGAGTATCTGTCGGCCCTGAATGCGACCTGGCTAAATGAGTCGGCCACGTTGTTCCGCAGGCGCTACTACAAGAACGGCAGCCATGCCGGTTTCATCCTCTACATGACCGATGCCGCGCAGAAGCAGGAGGACGTCGACAACCTGCGCGAGGCGCTGAAGAACAGCAAAGGGCCGGGCAACTTCCGCAACCTGTTTATGTACGCGCCCAACGGCAAGAAGGAGGGCATTCAGCTTATCCCAGTGTCCGAAGTGGCAGCGAAAGACGAGTTCTGGAACATCAAGAACGTCACGCGTGATGACCAACTCGCCGCGCATCGCGTGCCACCGCAACTGATGGGGATCATTCCCAACAACACAGGCGGCTTCGGAGATGCCGAGAAGGCCGCCATGGTGTTTGCAAGGAATGAAGTGAAGCCTTTACAAGACCGGCTAACTGAAGTTAATGGATGGCTCGGACAAGAGGTGGTTCGGTTCGAGCCGTACTCATTGGACTGACCATGCGCGCCGGGCAAGCGCCGCCGCACTGTGCCCGGCGTCGTCAGTCTACATGGGCCTCCAACACAGCCCCGCCGCTTCGGCGGATGGCGCGAAGCTCGGTCATGGCTACGTCACCCGCTTTCGTCAAGGTCCAGTATGTCTCAGTGTCCTTTACGCTGCGCGGCTTGGTGCTCTTGTCGATGAACTTGAGCGCTCGAAGTTGGATTTTTACAGTGTCGAAATCCTGCAAGCTTACCGGCGACTTTCTGGTCTCGCTGCGTTCCACTTTTGCAGCACCAAATGCCTCATCCTCCAAGACTTTGCCGTGTGCCCATGCAAGGCGGTTCAGTGCCGCCCGCATCGTGAACTCAGTTGCCTCGTCTAGGAGGTTCGGTGCAATGGCTCCAAGAATGTCGTTCCACGTAACGTCCACGTTCACGTCGCACGTAGCTGTGGCTTCCGACCATGCATTTATTGCTGTTGCTTCATAGTGCAGCGTAAAACAATCGCCGCCATGTGCGAGGTCTGTCAGCTCATGTTGTCCATCCACCTTCGCAGCCGCCAACTCAGCTTCGAGTTGTTCGATCTTGCGATGCAATTGGACCATCTGCTGCGCCGCTGATTCATCGGGGACAAGATCCGCGCGAACCCAACCGATTGCCGGCGTTGACTTGATCAACTTAATCAGGCTGCGACTCACTTGACTGCCAAGGTCTTTCGGATCAGTCCAGAAGCGGCACACCTTGCCAGATGCCAAGTCGCGAAAGGCAGCAAGTTTTCTTCGGCCTTCCTCCGAGCCTTCAGTCTTGCCTGCCGAGATTTGCTCGGGTTCCTTGTGCAAGAAAGCGATGGTTGGCTTGCCAGTCTCAAGAGCATACCTGTATTCCATCTCGGTATAGCTAAAGCCCTCGGGTCCCAAGGAGCCATAGCGGCCGCCGATGACCAGAATGTAGTAGTCACTATCGTCAATGACCTTCTTTATCAGCGTCCATTGATCTTCATTTGCGGCGGGAAACAGCTCCATCCCGGATGGAATGCAGTCGAGTTCGAGAAGCGCCTGCATGACTTCCTGTCGTTCGTCTTTCAAGTCGACAAAGGTCGAGCTGACAAAGACTTGGTATCGCTTATCCACTTCCAAGGCTCGCGTACGAAATCGGTCCTAGATTTTATGTCGACTGCTCGGCACAGACGGTGAGATTTTCGCAGGCGTGCCTAGGCATCCCAGCCGGCAATTCCTCGCGCGCCCACGTCGCGCCAGGGTGCCGCCGAGCGCTTGCCATCGGCTCGTCGCCGGATTACGGGCATCCCCCACCATCGCTCTTCAGCGCGCGGTTGAGACCCCGCCTCACCCGGGCGCTTCATCGAGTGGTTTTTATGCACCGACGCAACCCCCCGCCCGCCGCGCCAGTGCTAGGGCCGCAGGCGATTTGCACCATGCATCCACTTACGCAGATTTACGCAGCTCGCGCAGTGTCCCGCACGGGTGTTCCAGGCTCGTGATGGCGTTTGCTGTCCAAGTTCTCTCAATGTACTGGCCAAAGCTATGGACGGGGGACGGCTCGGGAAAAAGGTAACCTCGGTAACCTGCCCCAAAAATCTACGCTAACCCATTGATTTGTAAGTGTGCTGCAGGTTACCTACAAAAGGTAATCTGAGGTAACACAAAAGATAACCTGTTCGTAAGTGGTTGATTTTATTGAGGATGATGAAGAATCAAAGTTACCAAGACCAAAGGTAATCTGGTTACCCTAAAGTTACCCCAATGTTACCTTTTCTCTGAAACCCCCAAATCCTTATCTGGCAAGGCTTTCCGGTCGATTCTCGTCCACAGGTTACCAAAGTTACCTTTTTCCCGACCCCTCACCGACTTCAGCCAGGACCCTTGATATATACTGTACATATATACAGTGGTAGGTCAAAACGCGCATGCGCAGCCGGAAGCACACGCCACGCCGTCACAGAGACGCGCGATGCCTGATTGCCTTGGTGGCCAGCGGAACGATCCGCGGCTATGCCGACCCCCTGTCGGCCATAGATCTGCGGGCGCTATACCGCGCAATCGGTCGCCCGAGGTGCAGGCGCAGGTGTGGGAAATAGTGTGGCTGCACAGCCACTGTCTGGCACACGGATCAGTTCTGTCGTGCATTCCGACGAACGCCGGGACATCGACGGCCACTACGCTGGATATCAGGATCAGCGCTCTGCGCCGTGAATTGGAGAGGGTGCAGTACCTGGCGGAGGAGCGCCGCCGGCGCGAAGCGGAAGAATAACCGACCAAGCTGGCCGCGTAGGATCCCTGAACGCCCAAGCGTGAATCCAGGCGACATCGTAATGCCAAAAAAGACACCACGTCCAAGCAGACGTGGCGCCGATACGGCCGCCAATTCGCGGCGGCCGGAGAGTCTTCACTCGGCGAACACTTGCTCTAGATCTGATCTGGCGCGTCGAGGGGAACCACGGAGCCGGCGAACGGATTGAAGAACGAGAGTCCGTTGCTGCTGATGCCAATGTCCTCCATCAATTGTCTCGCCTTCGTTACGACCAAGGGCCCAAGCTGAGCCGTAATGAAGTGATGAAATTCTGAGGATTCGGATTGTTCGTCAGTACATTCCGGAGCAACTCGGAACAACGCATTAATTTCTAGTGAAATCTCGAATTCTTTCTCATCATTCTTCTTGCCCTCAATGCTGACAAAGCCATTAACCGAGCAACGTCCGTCCTTAGGGGCATCTACAACGAAATTGACTTTCGCTTGAATTTTACCGGTTTTGGATTTTTTTGCTTCCTCGGACAATTCAAGCCGACGCGCCGCAATGGCGGCATACCTAGTCTTATTTAAGACTGGCGATGTAGCGGGTATCAAATTAGTGCTCATAACGTGTCTCGATATAAGACGCGCGCTCAGTCCACGACAAGTCTTCGGTCATGAATTCCTGCTCGTAAGACACGTTTACCTGCTGTCCCATAGCGGGAAGGTGATGGTGGTGATGGTGGTGCACCGGCTTTTCGTGAGCTCGTGGATCTTCGTAAAGTACATGCTCAATCGCATATTTCACGAAGTCATTGAGAGACTGGTTATTCTTTTTTGCGGCAACAGCGGCCTTGCGATGTAA